AAGATCAAGAAATAGATATTATATTCTCACCTAAAAAACCAAATAATGTAAATTTATATTCTCAACTCAAGATAAAATATAATTTTGGAATTCAAATTGATAATTACAAAGAATTAAATGATGAAGTTGATTATAATAATACTTATAAACAAATTGAAGTAATTAGATATATTCTTAAAAATGATGAACTAATATTTATTGAAAAAATACGTAATTACAATCCTATTATATTTGAATATGGTAAATCTATAGAATATAATGAAAAAATTAATAACATAAATAAATTAGAAGGATATACTAATGTATATTTTTATAAATATAAACAAATTGATTCAGATGGAAAAATTAATAATTTTGATACATTAATTGGATCATATCATTTAATTATAGAGAAAATAGAAAGTGGTGAAAATATACATTTAGCAAAAATAATATATCCTAATAAACTTAAGATATACACTAAATTCACATCATCTAATAATGATACAATAGTTAACAGAGTTTTTAATATGAAAATAAATAATTTTCAAGAATTTACATATTCACCATTATTACTAACAGAATCAAAAAATTTAATAGAAATTAATAATAATAAAGTTGAAATAATTCAAAAATATAACATTAATTTATATGATACACCCGATATTTTAATCAGCAATAATATAACAACATATAAATATAAATTTAAGGAATTAAATAATGGTATAAATCAAATTTTTCAATACATTTATACTGATGAAAAATTAACTAATAGTTGTAAATTAACTGTTGAAAATAATAATAAAGAATATTCGTTTATTTCTAATAATTATTTATCAAATGATCTAAAAATTATTTATACCAAATTAGATAATTATTTAGTTAGTACTACCAAAAACAAAAATTTAAAAACAACTAAATTATTAAATGATAAATCATTAGAAAAACTTATAAATTCTAACGTTTTAGATATTGAAAATTTTACTTTAAATATGATTGTATCAAAAATTAGTCCATCAAAACCATTATATTATTATAAAACATTAGATAATACTAACTTATTTACATTACAAACCAATCAAACATATTATGTAGATAAAAATAATTTATTGATAGAATTTATAAATCCAAATAATAGAATTATATTGGTTAAAAATGTTATAGATAATGATAAAACTGAATTAAGTAATGATTATTTTACATCTAAATTATATGTTGAAAATAAGATAGATACAAGTTTAATTCTTGATTCAAATATACTATTTAATGATGTTAAACAAATGAAAATTAAATTATTATCTAATAGTTATATTGATGATTCTTCAGTATTTAATTATTTAAAACCGTGGGAAAATTGGTCCTTATTAAATTCAATAAAAAAAATAAGTCGGCTTTCAGATTTTTGTTATTCTGGAAAATTATCTTTTGATGGTACAAAATTAATAATTTTAAATGATCAAACAGGAAAATATATTACAATCGAAGAATATAATAAATTAGGTAAATTTATAGAAAATGTTACTAAATATCAAAAATCAAAAACAAACTTTTTAATTATGAGAAATGAAATTGAACCATATATATTAAATAATTTAACTAATTGGTTATATAATCCATCTTTTTTTCTAGATGTAAAAACAAATATAAATACTTTTTTAAATATGAAATTTGCAGTAACTTTTGATGGAAATAATATTTTATTCAATGATGATCTTAATGTTGAATTATATAATAATGAGGTAGCTAGTTATATCACAAATGAATTTACATACGATCAAGTTGGAAAAACAGTTTATAGATCAGATGATTCTTACAATAAAATTAATGTTCAAATTAATAATTGGATCAATAAAATAACAGATAATAACATTAATACAAGATTCTTTGGAGTTTCAATTCATAAATTATGTAGATATTTGGTAGAAATAGGTCAACAATTAATTGATTTGATTAATTATTTTAATAAACCTTTCATTGATACACCTGAATATTTTTACAATAATCCTCTAAAATTTATAATAAATAAAATGTGGGAAAAATATAGTAATAATAGTAATATTAATTTGTTGAATAAAGAATTTTCTGATAAAATGGAATTAAAATACAACATTGATTACATTAATAACATATTATCAAGTATTAATTATTATAACAATATTACATTTGGTCTTACTGGTATATATTCTAATAATATATATAATAATTTTACTTTTTTAAGAGAATTTACAATATCTAATTTAACCAAATACGACCCAAATATTTTTGCCTATTTAAAACCAACATATAAATTATTAACTAGTGAAATCTATCCATATAAAATAAATTTTAAAGGTAACGAAATTATTCCTAATAAAACATACTCTATAGATTTTCTAAACGGTAAAAAAATTACAGAGGATATTATAATTACTAATCCAGAAATTTATACAGATCAATTAAAATTTTATTCTAGTTATAATATTAAATCTACAGATTTTATAGTTGTTAAACAAAATAATGAATTTACAATAAAAGAAATTACAATTTTAGGAACTAGTTATTTAATAAAGTTTAATAATGATATCAATGTAAATAAAATTGATCAAATCTATTATAGAAGTTATAATTTACCTATTTTATCAATTAATAACACTAGTTATATTAATATTTTAGTTCCATATACCAATGATGAAAAGAATTTATTAAATGAAATTAATATTAATGATTCATTTGAATTGAGAAATAGTATTGGTATTAAATATGTTAAAATTATTAATAATAAACAATATTTGTATTTTTATTCAAATAAATTTGTTTTTATTGAAAATAAAACAGTAGTTAAAACAAAATCTAATATTTATATTCTACATAATGATGGTATTGGATATTTTATAAAAGGAATAAATATTGAAAGTACAGAATATGACATTAATATTATAACTATGGTTAATTTAATAGAAATTAAAAATATGAAAGAAATTATGATAGATTTTAAAACTGAACCTTTAATTACTGATTCTAAAAATAGACCGGTTAATGATAATATAATTATACCATTTGAATATGAAATCTATAATAGTACAAATAAAATTAGTATTAATCCTATTAAAATAAATACATATGGAGATGGAAAAATTATTTTTAATTTTACTAATGACGACTATAACAACATAATATACTATGATTTGAAAAATTTTGATAAAATTAAACAAGTTAAAAAAGTTGATCATGAAATAACCAATAAAATAAATAATATTGAATTATATGATGAATATTTATATCAATTTGAAAATTATATTGAAGGAACTAATGATCTAAATGATACTAAAATATTTTTGTATAATAAAGATAGTACTAATTTACAAGACCATGATCAAATAAATGCTGTTAATGGAATTTTTGAACCAACCTCAAATAAACTAGATAAAACTTCTATTTTTATAAAAAAGAACAAAGTAAAAAATCAAACTATATTTTCAGTTAAAAAAAATTATACTAATTTAAATAATATTTATTTCATTCAAAAAAATTCATGGATTATTCAAAGTTACAATTTAGATTCAAATATGATTACAATAGTAATTTCTAATGATTTTAGATTTTTATTAGAAGGTGAATATTATTACCAATTTGGTAAACAAGGTCAAGAGAAAAATATCCTAAAATATGATATAAAAATAGAATCTATTAATAATATTTTATATTTATCATTCCCATGGATACATGAACCTATACAAGGTAATGCTAATTTCTTTCAATATTATATAGAAAATAAAATACCAGTTACTAAGCCTATTAATAACAGAAAAGCTAAAATAACTATTGATTATCCATATCAATATAAAAATAATGTTTTATTTTATACTCTACCTTATTCAGGAACATGTAAAGAATTTGGTAATTATTTGTATAAATTAAAGACACTTGATTTATCTAATAATAAATTAACTATTACTGAAAATAGTAATTATAATGGTGAATATGAAGGTGGTATTTGTGATGAAGTTATTTATTTATTTAAATCTGGTAGTCAAATTAATGGAAAATTATTTGATAGATTTTTTGATAAAGATGGATATATTTATTTAATATTTTCAGTAGATGAAAAATTAGACTTGTCCAATCAAATTATTTATACTTATAGATTAGCTGATTTTGTTGATAAACAAATTTTAAAACTAGAAGAATATCAAACATCATTTAATTTAGTTGATTATTATGAACAAACAAAATCTAATGAAATATTTTTACTGGTAAAAGATGATATGAAACCATATTTTAACTCTTTTGATTTAATACAAAAACCAAGTAAATTTTATTTAGTATCATATATACCATACACATTAACAAATATTTTTAATGAAAATAAGTTTATACCAAATAAAGAAATGCAAAAAAATTATTCATTTAAATCAGAAGAAATTATAACTTATGAAAATATTAATTGGAAACCAGTTCATAAAATGTTTGAGTATATTAGAATATATTTTAACGATCAATTAATGGAAGAATTAAATGAGGATGTATTTTTAATTAATTATTTTTTATATTATAGTGATGAAAGAAGAAAAAAATCAAATAATATTACTAAAATTCGAAAAACAAATGAAGAAAAATGGCAATTTTATATTCCATTAATTTTTTGGTTTACTAACAAACCAGGTTTATCAATACCATTAATTTCATTACCATATACTCAAATTAGATTAGTTTATAAATTAAATGATATTAAAAATGTAGTTACTAATAATTTGAATGGTGCTAAATTTAGATATAAAAATCAAGGAGTAGACATTTTAAAAAATAATCCGGAAATGACAATTTATTTAAATACTGATTTTATATTATTAGACACACTTGAAAGAAAATTATTTGGATCATTAAGTCATGAATATATGATAGAAAGATTTATTAAATCACCTATTAATTTTATAAATAATCCAGTTTTAGATACCAAATCAATAAAATTAAGTGGATTAATTAAAGATATTCATTTTATAGCTAAACCAATTAATCATACAGACGTATCATATTATCCTGAAGTTATTACAAATTATGATGTACGATATACTAAATATTTAATAGCTTTAAATTATTATAATCAATGGATTAAAGATAATAAAATTTATAAATCAACTGACCAACAAAAATATAATTTGGAAATAGAATGGATTGATAACATTAATTTGTACTTGAATCAATATTTTAATCTTACAACAAAACAAATTAATGATCCTGAAAAAATGAAAGAGTATCCTTATTATGATATTCAAAGATTAATTAATCAATTTGGAAAATGGTCTATTTACGACAAAGATTTATTAAAATATTTATATTTTTTCCAAGTTACTTATTTAGAAAATATATGGGAAAAATATTATTATACAAATGATGAAACATTAAAAAAAGAATATGGAAAGAAATTAGATTACAGTCTTACAATTTATTTAAAATATTTATATTCAAATAAAAAGATAGTTAATGAAATATCACCAGTTGAATCAATGATTATTAAAGTTGATGGAACTAATTTATTTGCTGAAAGAGATTATAGATATTTCTCTGATGTTTTACCTTATCAAAAATTTAAAAATAGTGCACCTACTGGATTTTATTCATATACATTTTCACTATATCCATTAGAAGATCAAAATTCAGGTCATTTAAATTTTTCACATTTTAGTAATATAGAATTAACTGTAAAATCCAACCAAGAAGCATTTAAAAATTATGGTTCATATAACTTAAATATGTGTGTTAAAGAATATAATATATTAAGAATAATGAGTGGTTTAGCATCTACAGCTTGGATAGACTAAATATTAAAACCCAACCCACCAATTCCATGAGAAACTCTAAATAAATTATATTGAATACCATAACATCTAACAATAACAGAATTTTGATAATTAATTATTGGATTCATTTTAAATTGTAAATAACTATCATCTACTTTACTAAAATTCATAGTTCCTGAAGGTTGAAGTTCTGTTGGATTTAAACCAAAAGAGTAATAATATACGCCAAATTGTTTATTCATTATTTTTGATTGATAAATTGGTACATTTATATAATATTGGTTAGAATCTAATTCCATTCTTTTTATTGAATTTATTAATAATGAATTGTTTAATATGAGATAATCTTTATTTGTATTTGGATAAGTGCTATAATTAAAAAAATCTTTTGATTCAATGTTTGATTTTAATATTGCTCTCCAAGCTATAAACTTAATTGGATTTATAAATGGTATTTTATAAATTGAATTAATTGAAGTTATCAACTGTTCTGGAATAGTCTGAATAACCGGAATTAAGTATTCATGTGAATTATTCAAAAAATTATATCTTTCAAAATTATCTAAATAAATATAACTAACTAATAAATAAGATTTAATAAATGATGGTTTAATAAAATTAAAATAATTTTCATCTTCTACTACTAATGTATTCGATTTAATAAAAAGTTCAAATTTAGTCTTTTCTCCTTGTAGTTTTAATTTTGTATCTTGATCATTATTTGGTATTTTAAACTTTCCTTTTATTTGATTATAAAATATTTTTTGATTTAATTGATCAAAATAAATGAATTCTCCTATAATTTTTTCATTTTGATATATTTGATAAAAATATTCACCTGGTTCTAATATACAAAAATTATTGGTTACATTAATATAATGACTTGGTGATATTTTGTAACATGATTCAAAATTATTTAAATCAATATGAATTTTGATATCATGATGAGATAAAGCTATTAAGGGTAAACATAATCCAGTATCTTGACAAAACCAAAAAGAAAGAGGTATATATAAATTATGGGTTGGTTTATTATCTGAATATTCATATAATTCTTTGATATTTCCTATCATTTTATCATATGATTTTCTATGTCCCATTCCTATTGTCATTTCATTCCATATATTTAACCAATCACCATAATGTCTATCAATTATTGTTCCTCCTATTTCTAATTCAATATAATTAATTAATACCAGACCTATTTTTTTAACCCAAGCAAATTTTTTCTGAGAATTTTCACTAATAATATCAGGTAATTCAACATATAGATATGTTAGACCCATTAAATCAGCATTTTTACCAATATTTACAGTACATTTGCGTCCAAAATCCGGTGTTGTTTTAAAATATTGTGGTGTTGGTTCTATAGAATAATTAGTATGTCGTTTATATGCTATTTTAAAAAATGTTATTTCTGGTTGAGCTGATAAATATATATTTTCTTTTCCAACTGAAACCAATATTAAAAGTCCTAAGCCCATTATACTTGAATTAGAAATTTGATCTTTAAATATTTATTAAAATTAAAAAAAATAATAATAAATAATTATTTAATTAATTGGAACAGTCTTTTTAGTAGTTGGATTTGTTTTATTTGAAATTTCATTAACTTTTTCAGCAATAGCTTGGATAATTGACATTAAACTATTTTGTTTTCTTGAAACTTTATCAAAATAATTATCACGAGCTTTAGTAAATTCTTTAAGATGATCAACAGTAAGAGATGTTTCTTTATCAGTTTGACCAAATACTTGTATTAAATCAGCATATCTTTCAGCAAATGCAATAAATTCGTTCAATTTTAATTCATTATTTTTTAATGATTCAATAAGTTCTTTAATCTTTTTCTCATCTTCTGGTTCAATATCTTTATTATAAACTTTTAATCTGGCTTTGAGAGTATTATATTGGTGATCAATCAAATCAGCTCTTAATGGTACTAATTGAGGTCCTCCACCATTTAATACAAATCTAACAGTAGGATGTATATTTTGTCTTAAATTAATTTCTGTTCTTAGTCTTGAGTCATTTAAAGCATTTCTAACACGTAATATTGCTGACGTATATGATTTTTTAGGTACTGCTTCATAAGTTAATCCTCTTTTAGCTAATAATGTTCCTTTAAAAACTGTGGAAAGATCAGATGGTTTATCACCATAATAATCTTTATTAAGAATTGAAGGATTATCATTAACTTTTTTAATTATTCCATTAAGATATTCTTGTAATTTTACGTTTTGAGAAATTGCTAATTTTTCATCTGGTTTTAATTTACCATTTTTTTCACATGCATTTAACCATTCTGACCAAGTTTGAACCATTTTAAAAGATCTATTAGCTTGTTTACTGAATTCATCATATGTTTCAAATTCGAATGATTTTAAAGTACGGTAAGCCATTTCTGGTAACATATTAGCAACTTCATTAGCTGCATTTGCCCAAAAAGTTGGTTCTGTTAAAAACTTTTTGCAATTAGCAACATTACCATTTGTAATACAGTCACCAAAATATTCGGCACAAGTTAAAGTATTACCATTATTGGAGATTGATTTTGGAACACCTAAACCAAAACATTTATCGTCTTCTTTTAATGATGCCAAAACTTTATCATCAGAAGTGTCTACACATTTTTCAGTTCCATTGGGTAATCTTTCCCAAAGTGTACCATCTAATGATTTACGATAATATCTTTCATTAGAAAGAGTCCCACTTTGAGATACGGGTCTCTCATCAAACCAGTTTGAAACAGAAACTTTAGTTTTTTTAGTAGATTGAAATAAACGTTTTAACATAAATGCATCTTGTCTATATGAAAATTGTTTGGCATTCATAATATCATTAGTAATTTTAGTTTCAATTTGAGTCATAAGTTGATCAGCAGCAACTTGTGTAGCAGCATTACCATTAACAGCGTTCCAATCACCCAAAAAATTTGCCATATTAGTAACGGCATTTGAATCGTTATATCGGGCATCAGTAGATGCATTTAATAAAGCACCAGTAGTAGGGTCAGTAATAGCACTCCAAGCAAGATATTGAGCAATTTGAACACCATTAGCCTGACCTGCAGGTGGAACTGCAGTTGGAGCTGCTGTAAATGTTAATAATGCTATTAAATTACCAGCGTTTCCCACCAGGGTGTTAAGAAGATCTGCTCTTACATTAAGATTTCGTCCTACAGCAGATCTATCTGCAATTAGTGCATTTGCTTGTAGATTTTTAAATGAGAAATCAGTAGCTGTTCCCCACTGTGATCTAGTAGGCATTACAGTTATACCACCTGCATTAGTTAAAGTAGCTAACAATTTCTCGCTGATAAATAAAGCCACAAGTTCTTCAAATGAACCGGGTTGAGCATTAGCAAGTTTTTGAATTAAAGCCAAAATGGCATCACCTGCTCCTGTACTATTGGCATTTATATTTGCCATAGATAATCCAGATCTTTGGCGCATAACACTAGCAAGCCAAAATACCCATTCAACATGAAGATCATTATCTCCTAAACCATATTTTTTATTATCTTTAAAATAAATAGAATTTGCAGCTTCCATATTATTAACATCAATATTTAAATCAGTTGGTCTATAACCTATTTGTGCACCTCTCTGTTTTTGAGCATGATGTTTTAATTCACTCATAAATAATCTAGAACGAAAATCTCTATTAGAACCTGTATGAAAATTTGAAAATAATACAATACAGTCATCATAATTTATACTTGGTACTGTTGTTGACATTTATATATATTAGAGTTTAGAAAAAAAATTTATTATAAATATTTTTCTAAATATTTTTTACTAAATTAATTTTTTTCTTTGGTATTATAATGTTACATCAAAAATGTTTTTGTTTACCTTTATGGGTTTGGTTAGTTGTTATTGGTATTGCTGTCTATTATTATTGTTATGCTCCTAAAAATAAGGATGAAAAACCAAAATCTAAGGATGAAAAACCAAAATCTAAAGAACAAAAAAAAAAAGAAAAATTTACAAATTCTAAACTAAAAATTTATAATTTTAATACAGAATGGTGTGGATGGTCTCAAAGATTTCAACCAGAATGGGAAAAATTTACTCAAGCCGTAAATAATGACTCGAATTTAAGTAAATTTGTGGAAGCTATTGATATAAAATGTGATGATCCAAATAATGAAGAAATGTGTGAAAAATTTAATGTTCCTGGTTATCCATATGTAGTTTTAGATAACAATGGTAAATACGAACCTTATAATGGTGAAAGAACAGTAGAAGCATTATTATCATTCGTTTCATTGAAATCATAAGTTTTTCCAAAAATCTAAAGATTTTAGTTAGACGTTTCATCTAGACAATAAATCTGATAATTTTTTAATTTCTTTATAAAATTCAAGTTGTTTAAAACGTTCTGTATTAAAATCACTAAAACCATATAATGCACCATACCATGTTCCTCCTATTGATGCTGTAGTATCTGAATCACCTGGATGAATTGAAACTAATGTCATAAATATATCCCAATTACATTGAATATTATCAATATCCAATGTTTTTGATCCCGGTGATATCATTGATGTTAATAAACAGTCATATGCATAAATACACGAATCTAATCCAGAACTACCAAGTTTATTCCAATAACCTTCTAAATTAGTAAATCCTTCTCCTTTTAAAACCATTGCTTTAATTTTTGGATTAGGAAAAAAACCCATTAAAAAGTCTGCTCTATGATCAGGAAAAATAAAATTATCCAAACTATTTTTATATTTTAACTTATTAACCCTAGTTTCTTGATATCTTTTCCAATAACCCATAAATTCATCCAAGTCTTCTAAATTATGATCAACAGGATAATATTTTTTAATTGTTTTATTATTATATAGTTTAATTAATTCTTCACACCATTTGTAAACTGGTATATTATTCATTGCAAAAGCGGTAAATAATGCGGTAACCATTCCACCAAGAAAACCAATGTAATAATTATGTGTTAATCTTGATGCACATATAGATTCTTCAATAACTTTTTCTATATTTTTAAACCAATATATACCTATTGGTCCTGTTCTCATAGATGCACCATTTCCACCCATATCAGTTTTTATTGGTAATGTCGCAATTGTCATTCCTCTTTTTAGTAATTTTAGGGTTTCTATAGTATTAATACCACTAGCTCTTTTTGTGTCATATAACAAATCAAAATATTTTAAATAAGCATCTTTATAATTAACTTCTCCACCATCCTTAATTACGGCTTCACAAGTAGCTATAATCATTATGGTATCATCCGAAGAAATCCAGTTCGTAATATCAATATGATGAGCACCTCCTAATATCATATATTGATGGTTCATAAATGCAAATACATTAATATATGAACTTAATGTTTTAGTAGGAATATTATAATTAAATTCCCATATTGCATTTTTAAAACCAAGTGTTTCAAAATATGATGCAAACATTAGACTTGCTTCTATTTTTTCATTTATTTTTACCATTATTAAATACCTAGAAATTATTAAATATAAACTATTTAAACAAAATTTATAATATATATATTAATGTCTAAAGTAGAAATTGATTTTAATAATTTAAAATATAACTTGTATGAAATTCTTAATATACCATCTAATTCAGATGATATTAAAATTAAAAAGAGTTTTATGAAAATAATAAAAAACTTTCATCCTGATAAAAATTCAGAATTAGAAGAAGATATTTACTATCATATTATTTTAGCTAATCAAATTTTATTAAATAAGGATTCTCGAAGAAAATATGATGATTTCTTACTTGGTTCTGCTGAAACATTTAATGAATTAAAAAATTCTTTTAAAAAAACTATCCAAGATGTAGAACATTTATTTCCATCAAAAGATGATAGTAAAGCACTATTTGAAAATAAAATACAAGAATTTAATAGAAAGCATGGATTCGATAATAATGAATCAGTTGGATCAATTATGGAAAAATTTAATAAAATCAAAGAAAAAAGATGTTATAATGAATTTCAAATAGATAAAGAAGAATTTAAATCTGTAGATGAATTTAATAATAAATTTAATATTAATAAAGAAGAAGGTGGGAAATTTAGTGATCAAATAGTAGAATATAAAGGGTGTCCTGCTGAATTATCAACATATGTTATAGGTGAGACTTATACTAATTTAAATGATATTGATAAATTATATTTAGAAGATTCCGTGCAAAGTAGTAAATACTCAAGTTTGGATAGAGCATTTACACTTTTACCAAAAACAGAAAATAATTCAGTAATTTCAGTTGAAGATAGAATGAAAGAATATCAAAATCACACTGATATGTATAAAAATATGAAACCGACTGATTTCTCAACTAAAAAATTTAATGAATGGCAATAAAAAAATTGAAAAAAAATATTGATATTAATTTTTTTTTTCATATTTCAATGTTCAGCATTTGGTTTTGGTTTTTCTTTCTTATTCTTGCGTTCACACTTTGCTTGTGCATCTTTGACGATAGTGTCAATGTGCTAGCTAACAATCTAATTGTTTTGCTTCCCACAGTTGGTTACCTGATTTTTATTTCTTGGATGTTGGAATATGTGATAGTGAGAACATTCAAAGGAAGTGAAGGCGAAGCATTCGCCACCTTACTTTTGACAGTATTAACATCATTGTCAATTTATGGTCTAATTGTGCAATTTAAAAACTCACCTCAGCATGAAAATTAATTTAATTGGTAACAGGTTCTGTAGCTGGTTCTGTAGCTGGTTCTGTAGCTGGTTCTGTAGCTGGTTCTGTAGCTGGTTCTGTAGCTGGTTCTGTAGCTGGTTCGGTAGCTGGTTCTGTAGCTGGTTTGGTAATAGGTTCTGTAACAGATTTATTATATGATTCGGTATTTATTTTAATAGCTTCTTCATCTTGAATAAATTTTAAAGCAAAACTTTCACCCATGTTAATTAAAGCCATTTTTTTTTCTTTAGATAATTCAAAATTTATAAATTCTTTATTTTTTGGATTAATTTGTATTATTTTATAATTATTATTGATATAATCTTTTATAGAAATAGAGTCAGCTAGTATGTTTAAACACCCTATAAAAAATTCATAAATATTATCCATATTATTACAAGAACTATGATTAATATAAATACCTAAAGTTGTTTTAGGATTGCAATAATTAATTGGAAAATTATTAGTAAAGCTACCATCAACATAATATTCATTATTAAAAAATACTGGTTCAAAAATGAATGGAACTGATATACTAATTCTAACAGCTGTTATTACTGACATTTCAGGATGAGTTTCATAATTAAAGACAACCTCTTTACCTTTAGAATAATTGGTACCTATGATAGTTAATTTTTTATGAGTTAATTTATAAAGATCCAAAAAATTAATATCTTCTAAATTATATTTTTCTTTTAAAAAACTCGATAATAATACCATAATTTTAATTCCATTATTTATTCCAAATAATTTTAATAAATTATCAATATCAACATCTGATTGCAATGATTGAAAATTAAAATCTAAAGTAAATTCTTGTATATCAGGAATAGAATATCCCAAATTTAATAGATAGTTTAACATAGATCCAATAGATGTACCAACATAATTATTAATTTTATCAATATCTATAATTGATTTATTTATGAGGTTATCCAATACTCCAATAAAAGCAAAACCTTTAATACCTCCACCACTTAAACACAAAGTGTCGTAAACATTCATTTAAATATTTTAGTGTATGAATCTTTAAATAAAAAATTCTAGATTATAGTAATGGTTAAAGCTAATGAATTAATAAATTCTCAAAAAGAAAGAGATGAAAGAAAAAAAGATACATTTGAAAAAATTTTTATTTATGTAGAAAAAAAAATTATAACAGCAAGTTCAGGTAATTATTATTATACTTGGTATCAAATACCTGAATTTTTAGTAGGATTACCTTTATATTCTATAATAGAATGTAAATCATATATTGAAAAAAAATTAAAATCTAATGGTTTTGACACAGAATTTTATGAACCAAATATAATTCATATAAAATGGTTTCCAAAAGAAAAAAAATAGTTATTTTTTTTGATTTGTTATTTTGTTATATTATTCACTAAATTAAAAAATAATAATATTGATATTCCAACTAAAATAATTACAATTGTATCTTTATTGTCATCTATTAGACATTGAAATTTTTCAATTATATGAGGTTTAAATTGATTTTTCATTTTATTATAACACTTCCTACAACTTTTAACGTGAAGCATAAAATCATCACATGAAATAATCTCTTGATGAATATGATCATAATTATCAACTTTTTTAACTTTGTTGATAGTTCCTGATTTTTTATTAGTATAATCTAAATTAATTATTTTTTCTTTTTTTGGGGGAGCATTTTTATGATTTATATATTCATCAATTTGGTTACTCATAGAATTGCAGCCTTTACCCCATGCATCTTCTATCGAACAATAGTTCATATTCTATTGTCTAATGCTAGATATTAATTTCTAAATTAAAATAATGAATTTTAATAAAATACACGAATTAAAATCAAATAATTTATTTAAAATATTTTTATTAATTAGTTTATTTTTTTTATACAAAACTAATAAAAAAATAGGATTATTTTTGACTGTTTTTATAGTTTTATGGTACTGTTCATCTACTTATGAAAAATTTTCAGAAAAAAATTTAACAATAGAAAAAGCTATTGAAAATGTTAATCCTGAAAAATTAAGAATTGGTCACACTATAAATGTTATAAGATTTGAAGAATTATGTCATAAAATACTGTCAAAAGCAAAGAAAGATAAAAAACTTTTTGATTTAATAAAACAAAAAGTTATTAAAATTTATGGAAAATTAAATACAAATAAAGACTTGGCAAAATATTTAAAATTTAATAATTTAATAAATAATTCAAATTTACCTGTTTTTATAAATGAAGCTGAAGATGTTATTTTGATAAATGAAATTAAAATTTTAGTTTTAACCATGAATAAAAAAGATTTTGAAATATTATAATATAAATTTATTAAAAAAATAATCTAATTATTATATATATAGTATGGAAGTTGTTAATAACAAATATGTTTCTACAGCTATAACTATTGGTTTAGGTTTGTATGCTGCTTTATTAGGACCAAATTTACCTACTTTTGTTAAAGATTTATTTAAAAATACCCTGTTTAGAATTTTAATTTTATTTTTAGTTGTAGTAAGAGGCAATAAAGATCCTAAAATGGCTATTATGATTTCTGTAGCTTTTGTTCTTACCCTTGATTATGTCTATGTAAGAGATGCCAAAGAAACATTTCAAAGATTAGAAGACAGCGTAGAAGAAGGTATGGAAGACAGCGTTGAAGAAGGTATGGAAGACAGTGTAGAAGAAGGTATGGAAGACAGTGTAGAAGAAGGTATGGAAGATATCGAAGAAGGTATGGAAGACAGCGTTGAAGAAGGGATGGAAGACAGCGTTGAAGAAGGTATGGAAGACAGTGTAGAAGAAGGTATGGAAGACACTGTAGAAGAAGGTATGGAAGACATCGAAGAAGGTATGGAAGACAGTGTAGAAGAAGGTATATAAATTAGTGTAAATAAACGATAAATTGAACATAACACTAATAGTCTAATTAACATTTTACACTCTTGAAGATTTAAAATGAGACAAAACGGCGTTAGATACAATACAATAACAATAAATATTAAGAGTCATATAATGAATTGTTCGTGCAGTTCCTGCTTTTCTCTTATAAGAAGTTTACAGTTTGGCATAATAAAAATACACATTAAAACTCATCAGTTATATTTGACGATACAACATACTCAAAATTTACATTTTCCTGGAATAGATAAACCTTGAAGAATCGCTTTTTGTCTCATTTTAAATCTTCAAGGGTCTAAATGTGCAAACATGTAAAAAAACATAAATTATAAATTTTATTTTTTAGTTAGTTATTTAACTATAAATTAAAATGATTGCGTTAAGTTAAAGGAAAGAATATATATATTTATATAATGTCAGATTCAGAAACTTCATCGTCGGAAATTAAAGTAAAATATCAAAATTCTAAGGGAGATAATTTATTAGAAGATAAAACTAATGAAAAAAAACAACAAACAACAGATACAGATTATTACTTTAGAATGATTGCAAATCCAAATAAAATTACTTTAAAATCTAAATCAGTAACAGAAACATCTGAATTAGATAATATGTTAAAAACAACAGAATCAGAATCAAGTAAAAAATCTATTAAATCTTCAAATTCAAATCAATCTAGCTCAAAATCATCATCATCATCATCTAAAAAAACATCTGAATCAAGGGTTAAATATGAACCAATTAATGTTGTACCTAATATTATTCCACCACCTATTTTAAAAGCTCCTTTAAATCCAGTCCCAAATATACAACATTTACCAGTAAATAATAATGTTACAATTGATGATAAACCAAAACCTTTAACTCAACAAGAAATTAGAATGAAAAAAATAGAATTATTAAGAAAGTTATGTGAGATTAAATCAAAAGGTTATCAATTATCGAAAGAATATGATTTTAATTCATCATTAGAGGAAATGGAATATGAATATGAATTACTAAGAAGTTTTGCTGATAAAAGAAATGGGGTTAAAGTATTTAAAAATGGATTATTACAAGCTGTATCAGTAATAGAGTTTTTAAATGATAAATATGATCCTTTTGATTTTCAATTATCTGGATGGGGGGAACATATGTCTGTAGAAGTAGATTCATGGGACGATGTTTTAGAAGAAATATATGAAAAGTATAAAGGTACAGGAAAGAAAATGGCACCTGAAGTTAAACTTGTTTTTTTAATTATAGCATCAGGATCAGCATTTCATTTTACTAAATCTCAATCAAATAAATTACCAGGATTAGATTCTATGTTGTCTTCAAATCCTGCATTATTAAGTAAAATTATAAATCCAAGTAAAAACGAAAGTTCACAATTTATGACTCCACAAGAATTAAATATTGAAAAACAAAGAGAAGAATTACGTAAAAAAGATGCAGAAAATAAACAAAAAATTCAACAACAATTATACGTTGAACAATTACAATCTCAAATTAAAAAACAAAATGAATTATTATCTAAAAAATCAGAACCAACTTCTTATGGTGCGGGATTTGGAAATATTTCATTAAACGAACCACAACCTTCTAATTCTAAAATGTCTGGATTGCCTAAACAAATTTCAAGTAATCAATTAAGACCAAATTTAACAGATATACGAGCACCTGAACAAGTTAAAAGTATTTTAGATAGATTACATAATATTAAACCTACAAATATGAAATCAAATAATACAGACACACAAGATGAATCATCAAATAATGATAGAATTATAGAGGAATCTACAGTAAGCGAATCTAATAATAAGAAACCCGTAAGAAAACAAAAAAAATCTAATATTTCTATTTTTTAAATTAATATTTTTTAAATTAATTTAATTAATACCTTTTTGTATTTTTATTTGAGCTAACATATCTTTTAATAGTTGTATTTCATCATCTTTTTCTTTTAATAATTTATCTTTAACTGTTAATAATTGATTTACATTATGTGATTGTATAAAATAATTGGATTCAGATGAAGTGGAACTTGATGGTCTTGATCGCTTATCATCTGGAGATTTTTTTAATCTAGATCTTAATAATTTCCAGTTTGATCGTTTTGGTTCTGATGAAGTTGGGCTTAATGGTCTAAATTGCATAGACTCTAAAGGTGATGTTGCACTATTAACTGGAGATAGTCGTGGTTCTGATGAAGTTGGGCTTAATGGTCTAGATTGCATAGACCCTAAAGGTGATGTTGCACTATTAACTGGAGATCTAAATAATGACCATTTTGATTGTCTTGGTTCTGATGAAGTTGGGCTTAATGGTCTAGATTGCATAGACTCTAAAGGTGATGTTGCACTATTAACTGGAGATAGTCGTGGTTCTGATGAAGTTGGGCTTAATGGTCTAGATTGCATAGACTCTAAAGGTGATGTTGCACTATTAACTGGAGATCTAAATAATGACCATTTTGATTGTCTTGGTTCTGATGAAGTTGGGCTTAATGGTCTAGATTGCATAGACTCTAAAGGTGATGTTGCACTATTAAC